TCCTGGTCCCCGTCGAGTTCTCGACCCAATTGCAGGCCATCGAAGCCGAGCAATCCTATTTCGTGCCGCGCGCAACGCCGATCCGCATGCGCCGACGCCAGATCCAACTCCCCGTTCTGAACCAGACCACGACCACGGCGGGTATCCCGCATTGGTTCGGCGGCATCCTGTTCTATCATGGCGAGGAGAACACCGAAAAGACGGAGAGTGATCCGGGCTTCCGCCAAGTGACTCTGACGGCCAATAAACTCTATGGCTACACCCGCTCTGGCGACGAACTCCTGGACGACGAAGCCGTTGGCCTATCTGACTTCTTGAGCGGCCCGCTTGGGTTTGCTGGCGGCGCGGCCTGGATCAAGGACTATGAGTTCCTGCGCGGAACTGGCGTAGGGCAGCCACTCGGTATCGTCAACGCCGGTGCGACCATCACGGTTGCGCGCGCTGCTCAGAACGCCGTTGGTTTGGTTGACCTGCTCAACATGCTGGAAAATTTCCTGCCGTCTGGCCGCGGTCTCTGGGCTTATACCCAGTCTGCCCTGGCCGAGCTGATGCAGATCAACGGGCCGGCAGGCAACCCATCCTACGTGTTCATGCCGAGCGCGCGCGAGGGCGTACCCGATACCATCTTTGGTATGCCCGCGGTGCGTACTGAGAAGTGCCCGCGTATCGGCACGGCAGGCGACTTCGCCCTGTGCGACTGGCGCTACTACTTGTATGGCAACCGCCAGGCCGAGACTATCGAGTCGACCAAGTATGACCGATGGCGCTATGACCAAACCTCATGGCGTATGGTCACCCGTTACGATGGGCGACCCTGGCTCTCCGCGCCGTTGACTTACGAGGACGGAACTACAACTGTCTCACCTTTTATCATCCTTGGTGATAAGAGTACATGAAATAACAAATGGTTCGCTCCTTGGTTGATTTCTTATTTGTGATATAATACGGTAAATCAACCAAGGAGAGTGACCATGAATAAGAAATGTGAGATATGCGAAAAGCCATTAGTAGGGAAGCAACAAAGGTTTTGCTCAAAGCGATGTCGTAATATCTTTGCTGGCCGTAGGAATGGCCCACGCCTGAAACCACCAGACAAGGAATGGCTTGCACAAGAGTATTTATTGCCTCCCGAGGGCAAAGGACGTTCACAGCCCGATATTAGCAAGGAGCTTGGAGTATCCAAAGTCACTTTGCGAAAGTGGATCAGAGCATATGGTTTACAACAAGATCCCAATGAAAGAGTTGGGCACTTTCAAAAAGAAAACCCTAAATATTCCATGCCGTCTCGCGATTGGTTGTTTGATCAGTATATCGAGAAAAACAAATCCATACGTGAGATTGCGACCGAAATAGGGTGTAGCGTTGGACCAATTATAGGATGGCTTAGAAAGCATGGCATTACCAAGTCCTCTGAGCAATTGGCGGCAACTCACTCTAGGCGTATGTCTGGCAAGGACAATCCGGCCTATACCAATGGAAACTCGAATCGTTATACGAGACGCAAGCTTGCCAAGGTCAAGCCAAAAATTTGTGGGTGGTGCAAGACCACCGAAGATGTCCAAGTTCATCATATCGACCACAATCGCGAAAATAATGAATTTGATAATCTCACATGGCTTTGCGGAACTTGCAATAGATTGGAGGCCAATCTTTGGCTACTTGCACAATCAAACCGCATCATGGTAAGCCGCGAGGCAAACCGACTAGTGATTGAGTTTAAGGAGTAATAACATGCCGTACAGCGTTAATTTTTCCGAGCAATGGGAGTTGATTGACTTCATGTATACCCTGGCAGGAGCCAGCAATACTGAGTTCAATACCGGTTACAGCTCCATAGCTAATTATCCCCGCGTTGTGATCATTATCCACCCGATGGATATTAACGACGCCCTGGACGTGGATATCGAACAAGCCCTAACTACTGCCGGGGGCAGCGCCAAACTTTTCCACGCCAACGATCACGATATCACGGTCGCCACGACCGACACTGAACCATCCGTGATCGAGATCGTATCCGAGGAGTTTGACGCCACCAACAAGTTCGATTGCCTGAATGTCGAAATCACCACGGCGAATACCGGTGGCGAGGGCAACGACTTTGTGGTTGAAATCTGGGGCGAAACAGCCTATGCGCCTGCCGCAACTACCAACCTGGATAGCGTGACCAGCTAACCGGAATGCCGTGAGGCATTCGCCTCCTCTCTAAAGCCGCCTGTTGGGCCCCCTCCCAGCAGGCGGCCGCGAGGTGATTATGTGGGTGCGCCTGCTATCGATTCAGAATATCACGCAACGCGGTAAATTGGTCAGGTTCAACCCTGGCGACTGGGTAGACATTGGACGCCAGACCGCTATGCTATGGATCTCGCAAGGCGCAGCCGAAATCCCCAACCCGGAGCGATGGGGTAAGTTCGCTATCTCGGGCGGCGCGGGCGTGCGCATCCTGAGCAACGCCGAAGGCGCGTTACAACACCCAATCCTTGACCCATTCCGAAAGAACCTGGAAATCAGCATTGGCGCGCCAGAATTGCCTTACGAGCGCACGATGTTATGGTCGCCTGCGCTCAAGCTGCGCCGCGAGCTGATACCAACCGGCTTCTCGCTTCTCGACACGTGGCAAATCGCCATACCCCTGCAAGACTATAAGCGGCTGGCGTGTCATGTGGGCGGCGAGGAGGAGCAGGAGCGCACACGGGAAGTTATCCGTGATCTGCGCGTGCCACTCTATGATACCCGCCTGATGTTCATCAAAAAGTGCGAGGAAACCGAACGCCTGCTTGAGACCTGGCGGGCAGACGAGGGCGATCCCTCCTTGTCCTTCCTACGCGCGCTGTATACCACCAAGCCGCTCGTGCTGGCTCTGCCGCCTACATGGACAGATCACCGTGCGCGGTGATGTCGGCGTGTGCTATGTAGCTTATGGCGAACCCGCGCGGCGCATGGCGGCCCAATCCATCCAATCCCTACGTCAATTTCATGACTGGCCGGTCTATGTGATCGGCGAGCAAATAGACGGCGCAAAACATATCCCATTCCCGCGCGTGGACGCGGGCGGGCGTTGGGCAAAAGTGAACCTTACCAATCTATCTCCCTTTCCTTATACGCTTTATTTGGATGCGGATACTTTGGTGCGCGGTGACCTGTCGGCTGGTTTCGATATCCTGTCCGATGGATGGGACGCGGCAATCGTGCCAAGCCAACAACAAGGCCCCGAATTGCTTTGGCACGTAACCGTTGAGGAGCGCCAGGCAACTTTAAATGAACTGGAATATGAGCCATTACAGCTACAGGGCGGCATGATGTTCTATCAAAACAATGAGGCGATGTCACGATTTTTCTCCGCCTGGCGGTGTGAATGGTTACGGTGGAGGGGGGCTGACCAGGGCGCGTTGTTACGCGCGCTGGCTCAGTGCCCATTAAGGTTATGGCTATTAGGCTATCCCTGGAATAGTGGAGTGGGAACAATCGTATCGCATCATTTTGGAAGGGCGAAAAGTGCGCATTAATCTCGTCTGGTGTGAGCCTGGCGGCGATAAGATCATTGATCGCCTGATGCGTACGCTAGCGGACGGCACAGGCTGGCCTCTATCCGATCAACCAAGCGAGCGCGCCGCGCTTAATTTTTCCGGATTATATATAGATTATGCGCAACGCTTCACCGACTGGACGCGAACCCCCTGGGCGGCTTACTTCTCCCATCTCGAGCCGCACATGCCCTATAAGCGCATGTGGTGGGAGACGGCGGATAAGCTAATCGGTATCAAGACCGTCACCGCCAATCAATATGGCAAGTTGCTATCCGGTAAAGTCATCAAGGTGATCCCGCCCATTGAGCCGCGTTTCGAGATACGCGACAAAAAACAATATCCGCGATTGCGCATCGGCGTATCTGGCTTCGTTGCGCCTGGCGGGCGCAAAGGCGAACACTTGGTAGCACAACTGGCGCGCGAGCTGCAAGGCAAAGCTGAAGTAGTAGCCAGCGGCAAAGGCTGGACGGTGCCGACCGCGAACAATAGCCTGGAAGGACTGCCCGCCTTCTACAGCTCGCTCGATTTGTTTCTATGCGCCTCCAATATCGAAGGTATCCCTATGCCCCCGCTTGAAGCTCTGGCATGTGGCGTGCCCGTTGTCGTTCCACAGGGCGTAGGGATGCTGGACGAACTGCCGTCTATGCCGGGAATAACGCGCTACTTCCCGCGCGGCGATTATAACGCCATGAAGCAGGCAGTTGAGGCGGCGCTACGGATGACAATAGATCGCGAGGCACTGCGCGCCGCGGTGAGCGGCTATACCCCCGAGGCGTGGTGCAAGAGCCACGTCGAGGGCTTCCGGCGTATC